CCGAAGGGTTTTACGGTTTCACCCGACCGACGGATTGCTTCCCAACACAACCAATAAAGATCGCCTTGGCGTTCCATATCGCGAAAGGCTTTTTGGAAGCCCATCTTTGCGTGCTGCTCAAAGGCATACTCAATCGCTGGCGTTATCTGATATTCATTAACGCTGCCATCTGCCCTTGTTACCTTTAACTTTGCCATGCTTTGCCCCTTAGTTAGTTGATTATGAAGTGGTAATTACTACTGTACCTTGGACATTCCAAGTTACTGACTGAGTGCCAAGATCGCCGGTTGCACCGTTAATGTCGGTTGTTCCGTTTACTAAGCATGTCATAGTATAAAGAGGGTTAGTCGCTGAAGTCGCGGCTGAAGTCTGCTTTAGCGTTACTGCTACCGAAGTTCCCCATGCAGCTTGAAGTGTTGCTAGAACATTGGCTGCTGCTGTGTCGTTTAAGAAGTCAATAGTTACAGATGACGCTTCCAAGCCTTTAACGAACTTATGTCCGCTATCGCCCATTGCTGTTACTTCAAGTTCATCAAAGTTACGGTTTAGCGTTACTGATTGAACATGGTCAGAGAGGGCAACCGAGTTAACAGTAACCACTACTCCATTGTTTAGAAATACTGCCATTTTGGTTATTCCTCATCTTTCTTAGTTGCTGGTTTAGGTGCTGGTGCTACAGGAGTCTGACCAATCTTGATCAGGAACTCTGCTTGTTCTTTTTCCCATTCATTCATGGTTTAACTCCAACTCGTTAGGACTGAAACTTGCATTGAGCAAGTCAAGAGATCGCCTGTTGCAGACGCAAGAACGCTAGGCGCGCTCACATCTCCTACATTATAGACGATAGAGGAAGCCGCTAACTTGTTAAACACAGCTACTAGCATCTCCTCAATTCCATTCAAATTACCCTCGTTATCTAAGAGGGGCAGAAAGATGTTCAAAGAAAAGTTAGCCATTGGAGCAATAGTGTTGTACTTGTTATTGCTAGGCGTTAGATATGGATCTGCCGGGCTAATAACTACGCTGTTAACTATTGGCGTTGCTGGCGGAAAGGCAAAGGTGGAATAAAGAGTGTTATCGACTAAAGCTGCTGCAATAGTGGCGCGAAGTGTTGTAATGGCTGCGGTCATGGTTAGCCAACCATCGAGCGCGGATCTAGGTAAGGCGCAATTAAACCGCGAACGCGAGCAATCAAAGTGTTGGACATAGTAAATGGGCTAGGCGCATAACCATCAACAGTCATGCCCTGACCGCTTGGCGCTTGACGCGCTTGCCAAATAGCCACGCAGATCATAAGGCTTGCTTCCCTGACGGCTGAGATCGTGGCATAAGTATTTTGAGTTACGCCAGAAACAACGCCGAAAGGAACTACAGGGTGGTATTCACTAGCTGTAGGAGTGCCAGTTACGGCATAAGTTATAGTGTAATCGCCAACAGCTGTAATGGTCTTTGTGCCATTAAAAGGTGTTCCATTTTTTGTTATTACTACAGATTGCCCAACATAATATGTCTTAGTAACTAATTCATTGAAATATAAAGTTCCCTCTGTAGTCGTATTGCTATGACCTACATTGTAATTTTCGTTTTTCCATAGAAAAGGCAACAAGGCATCATCGGCGGCATCGCAAACTTCTTGGATCGTGGCATCTGAATAAAGACTGCCAACGCCAAGTGCAAGCTTAAGTTCTGCAACTAATGTTGTACTCATTGTTATCCTTTCTAAAGACTGGCTGGGTAGAAGGGCACTACCCAGCCAGCGACTTAAATAGGCTAATTAAGCCTTGTTGACCTTAAACGCTCCTGCACCAATCTTGGTTGCAATAGCGCCGTATCCGTACATAGCGATGTTAACTTGGCCAGTTGCAACTACATCAACACGAAGTTGGTAAGTTGGTGACTCGTACCATGTGTAAGCATCTGGGTTAACGATAAGGATTGAGCCATCTGTATCTGTTGTAGATGCTGTGTTAGCAGTTACGAATAGATCAAGACCGGCAACATTACCGCGAACTGAAGTTGGAGCAACTAGGCCGCCAGCGTTCTGTGGAACCTGTGCATTATAAATTGGTCTCCCGCCGTCATTTAAAGTCATTACATTTGACCATTGGCTAGTGTTCATGATGATGTTACGAGCAAAGCCCTGTGTGCCGTTGTAAACAGATGCAGCACCGCGAGCAACTACGCCTAGCAATTCTGCTGCTGTTGGGTAAGTTGCGATTGTTGTTGCATCTAAAGACGCTCCAGAAATAATCGCAGCGTTTACGGCGGTATCTGTAACCTTTGCGTACTGTGCAGCAAGGTTGTTCATTAACTCAGTTACGAAGATTGGGTTAGAACGATCTAGAAGTTCTACTGAGAATGTCTGTTGTCCGGCATACTTCTTAACATCTACTGTTACGAATGCTGCGTTCTGATCGACATCTTCAATTGTTCCTGCTTCTGCTTCGACTGTAACGCCTGGCATTACTGTAATCTTTGGGATCTGGAACGACATACCTGCATCTGGCAAAGCGCCGCGTGAGATAGCATCGATGTTGCTGCGTGTTGAGTTAGCAAGTCCGTTGATTACTGTTGAAAGCTGACGAGTTGGTACGAGACCAGCGTTATCACTTGTATCTGCGGCTGCTGCAAGGTACTGACGAGCATCTTCTGATCCCATTGCTGCTTGGATAGTCATCTCAAGATGCTTTCCTGCAGAGAAATCAAGGCGAGGCTTTGAGTAAGCCATTGCTGAAATAGTAGGGCGAGCAGCTTCTACGGCCGCAGCTTCTACTGGTGTTGCTTCGACTGGAGTGGTTTCTTCCACGACTGTCTCGCTTTCTGTGTTGGTTTCTTCAGCAGGGATAACTTCCTCTGCTGCGATCTCAAGTACTTGAGCAGACTTAAAGGCTGGCTCTGTTACTAGAGAAACTTCTTTTAACTTAGCCGCTGATACGACTGTATGGCCATCGCGTGATGGCTTTGATGCGATAATTTCAGCCCCGATTGAAAGTCCAGTTACGAGACCTTCCTGAGCCATAACTAGAGCATCGTTACCGCTGGTTGAGCGGCTTAACTTGAATGTGGCATAGATGCCGTCTGCGCGTGTCTCAGCTGCAATCATTCGACCAATTGGCTTCTTCATGTCGTGCTGGGATAGCAATTTGATCTTGCTTACATCGCCAACTTCAATAGCGCCAGCCTCAAAGGTATAAGCGCCAAGATTGGTGTTGCCAATTTCGCCAGTACCAAGCGGAACGATTTTGCCGGATATTTCGCGGCGATCTTCGTTGCACTCGATGGACGATGCTTCAATGTATAGAGTTTCCATTAACTTCCATTTCCGTTAGGAGATAAATCTTCCATTTCCATCGCTTGCTCAGTTGTAATTAGACCAAGGGCAAGCATTTTCTCAACTACTAGCAAGCGTTCCATTGGCTCAGTACGAAGGAAGGTATCGTCTAAGCAGAACTTTACATAGTGGCCAGTAGTTGAAATATCGTCCATGCTTAGGCGAGACTCTATGGCCGATACATAAGGTTGGAGAGTAAAAGCAACCATCTGCTTGCGCTCATCTTGCACATTGGCATAAGTCATAGTTGTATTCTGAGAAGCAGAGACATAGTAAGGATCTACAGCGCAAAGTCTGGCGCATTCAGTAGCAAGGTTCTGGATCGCATCGTTATAGCCCATGTCTTTAGGGCTGAAGCCGATTGTCTGATAATCAATAGTTGAAGTCAGGTAAGCAGTATTGTTATTCTGACGGGCTCGCTTCCAAGCTGCTAAAAGTCCAGAGACTTCGCTAGGTGGAAGATCAGCGCCGGTATTTTTCAAGAACCCAGTCGCAGATGGCGTCTGAAGTGCAATACCAGCTGCGCGTTGCGCATCGAGGGCGGCTTTAATTGTAAGTGCGCCGACATTCAAGATGCCTTCGTCTTTCTGGAATGTAATCAATGAACCAATACCAGACATCGGAACTGGCTTGCCATCGATGTTGTATTGCGTAATGAAATTAGTTGCAGGATCAGTTAAGAAGCCAACGCGAGTGTTAGCGATCCAGTTAGCGCGAGCCATTCTGCCGTCCTCGGCATATACCTCGGTAATTTGCCAGAAGGCTTGGCCGTACATTAGAAGCGAGTCTAAAGTGAAGTACAGGGTCTCGAATAATGGCTGATGCTTAGAAGGTTGCTCAACCCATTTAGGTGCGGCAATCATTTCGCCGGTTGACTTCTTGTAGTACTCCATCGGAATGCTGGCAATCGTTCCGCTTATGAGGTC